ATGACAACGGCGTGCTGATTTCCGGCAGCGAGGATTCGGGTGGCCCGGTGGCCATCGGGTTCCGGGCGCGTCGCGCCAACGGTTTATACCGGTATTTCTGGCTCTATCGCGTGCTGTTCAAGCTCCCGTCTGCAAAGCTGGAAACGAAAGGCGATAAAATTGCTTTCCAGACGCCCAGCATCGAAGGCACGGTCTACCGCCGCAACCGGCTGGACGGGAACAATAAGCATCCCTGGAAAGCGGAAGTGACGGAGGGCGACCCAAATGTGTCCCCGACGACCATCTCCGGCTGGTACAGCGCGGTCTATGAGCCCAACTACAGCGGAGCGGCGATAACGATCGGCACGCAGCCTTCCGGTACGTCCGTCACGGAAGGGAGCATCACCGGAACGCTGACCGTGGTCGCCACGACTGGCAGCGGTACCCTAACCTATCAGTGGTACCAGAATAGCAGCAACAGCACGTCTGGCGGCACACTCCTGTCCGGAGCCACCGGCGCTACCTTGACCATTCCGATGGATCTGACAGAAGGCACCTATTACTTCTACTGCGTGATCGGCAATGGAACGACCTCGGTGGTCACCACGCCGGCTGCCGTAGTGGTCACGGCCGAAGGCACCATCGCATCCCTCACATTCACTACACAGCCGACTGGCCGGAGCGTCACGGAAGGCAGCGTTACCGGCGTGCTCACCGCCGCCGCGTCGGCTACGGACGGTTCTGCCGTGAGCTATCAGTGGTACGTCAATACGGTCAACAGTACGACCGGCGCTACGGCGGTTTCCGGAGCGACCAGCGGCACGCTCACCGTGCCCACCGATCTGACCGCGGGCACCTACTACTTCTTCTGCCGCGCTACGAGCCCGACGCTTGGGACAGTGACATCCAATGTGGTGGCTGTGGTGGTGGCCTCCGCACAGACAGCAACCGGTACGATTACGATCACCGCGGAGCCTGGTTCCATCTCCACGACCGCGGGTTCCGTCTCCGGCACGATTACGGTGCTGGCGACCGTGTCCGACGAGTCCACGCTGGCCTACCAGTGGTACGAAGCCACGACCAATACCAATGTCAGCGGAACGCCCATTACCGGCGCGACCTCGCATTCGTATACCCTGCCGATCTCCCTGCAGGCAGGCGCCTATTACTACTACTGCGTCATCAGCAGCGAAACCTGCGACTCGGTTAAGACCCAGGCGGTCACCGTCACCGTGGATGCTGGCACTGCAACCATTCACATCAGCGCGCAGCCCAATGATGCGACGGTTACCGCAAGCGCCATTACCGGCAGCCTGAGCGTGACTGCCGCGGCATCGGATGGCTCGACGCTGAGTTATCAGTGGTACGGGAATACGACCGACAGCAACACTGGCGGCACAGTTGTCTCAGGTGCAACGGGCGCCAGCCTGACCATTCCCACCGATCTCACGGAAGGCGCGTACTACTATTACTGCGTCATCTCCGCTGCCGGCCTGACCGCGGTCACCTCGAACACCGCAACGGTTACGGTACTGGCGGAAGGGTCCGCAGTGATTACCATTACCGCCGAGCCCGGCGAGCAGAGCTTCGCGCTCAATACCAGCAACGCCGGGATCTCCGTGGTTGCTTCCGCTTCGGACAGTTCTGCGCTGAGCTATCAGTGGTATTCGAACACGACCGACAGCAACACCGGTGGTACGATCATTTCCGGCGCTACCAGCCTGACGTATACAGTGCCGACGGATACGGCAGGTACGTACTACTACTACTGTGTCATCGGCAGCGCAACCGCGCCGTCGGTTACTTCCGGTGTGGCCACGGTTACGATCGTGTAAGCCGGTTTCCTGGTAACCCCATCCCCGAAGAGCAGGCAGAGCGACGTTTCTATGCAGGGACGCCGCTTCTGTCTGCTTTCGGGCAGACAATTTTCCATATGCTGCCTTATTTATAAATCAGAAGGGAATATCGAACGAAACCCAACGATAGCAACGGGTTGCGAACTTTTCAAGATCCTATGCCTATAAAAAATAAGGAGGTTTTCCACATGCAATCCACAGACACCCGCCTCGCCAACAATGCTTTGATCGACAGCGATCGTGCCGCAGTGATCACGATTCGTGGCAAAGAATATGCGCTTCTTCTGACCACCCGGGCAACTAGGGAAATAGGCAAACGCTACGGCGGTCTCCAGAACCTCGGCGACAAGCTGTTCGAGGGGAAAGAGCATTTCGACGAGGGCCTGGACGAGATCATCTGGCTCATCGTCCTTTTGGCCAACCAGTCGGTGCTCCTTCACAATTTTCAGTTCCCAGACGACCCACAGGAGCTGCTGGACGCCGAGACGCTCGAGCTGCTGACCTCGCCCTACGACCTCCTGGGCTTCAAGGACGCCATCATGTCCTGTATGTCCAAGGGCACGGCGCGCCATATCGAAACGGAGGAGACCGCCGCAAACCCTCCGAAGCCGACGACGGCAGCACGTTCGCGTGGCTCCAGTTCTACGCCTGCTCGCTCCTCGGCTACTCGCGTGAAGAGTATCACCTGACCGTTATCGGGGAGCTGTTGGACCAGATCGAGATCTACAAGATTTTCAACCACATCACAAAGGCGAAACGGCGTCTGGACATCGACGATGTGATTCCCTTTGCCCTCGACTGATGCCGGGCTGTGGAACATCCACGGCTCGGTTTTCTATCCTCGGAGGTGCGAAATAATCATGGGAAAAGGACAGGTGGCTTTGGCAAGGATACCCGATGTTGGAGAGCGTTTCTCTAAACTCGTCGTAACTGATAACACCATTGTCAAAGGCAAATACGGTGTATCGAAAATTGAGTGTGCCTGCGACTGCGGTCAAGTGATTATGGCTAAAGTAAACGAGCTACTCAATAGTCATCGTGTAAGCTGCGGAAAGTGTAGTAAACGTTCGATCATTGTACCAGGCACACAGTACGGTGAATGGACAATTATTCGGGAAACTGAATCCGGACCGAAAGCAAAACGCTTTGTCCTTTGCAGATGTAGCTGTGGAACCGAACGAATCGTAAAGTATTCTGCTCTAACCGGTGGAGTCAGCCTTTCGTGCGGATGTAAAAACTATAAGCTTCGCGATATTGAACCAAATGAGCTGTTTGGCGAATGGCTTACGCTGGGACAGTCGTATACAAACGAAAAAGACCAGAAGTATATACTGTGCCGATGTACTGGCTGCGGAGTTGTAAAACCTGTAGAAGTTCACTCGCTTCTGTCCGGTATAAGCAAGTCCTGTGGCGGACACAAGGGCGAGCGGATTCAATATTTGTTCGATGGCGATATAGTGACCGCCGTATGTAGCAACGGTAAGTCGTTTGTTTTTGACGCATGCGACTTTGACATGATTCGTCCGTTCCAATGGCATGTTTCTGATCATAATGTGGGCACCTTCACGAGAGTCAATGGAAAAAGACACAATTTGTCGCTACACCGATTGATTACCAATGAGGATAAGGGTTTTGTTGTTGATCATAAAGACGGTGATTACACTAACAATCGAAGAGAGAATCTTCGAATTTGTACGCAGAAACAGAATACGGCTAACCAAAGGCTAAACAAATTGAACACGTCAGGGTTTAAGGGCGTTTCTGCGGTACGAAACGGAAAAGCGTGGTCGGTGCGAGCTGCTGATATTCATCTCGGCACCTATGCAACAAGGGAAGAAGCGGCTCTGGCATACGATAAAGCCGCACGAGAATTGTTTGGTGAATTTGCCTGTGTGAACTTTCCACGCCCCGGCGAACGGTGCGCCATCACCAATAGAATCACACCTTTGCTGTACGCTGTAGATACCAACGGCGTGAAGATCAGTTACGACGATAGACAGGATGACGACTTTGAAACCGCTGTGTAGTTCACGGTTTCCCTTCGGGGCGCTCTTCGGAGCGCCTTTTCTTATTCCATCTTGGGGGGAGGTGATGCGCTATGGCAAACGATGGGTCTCTGGCAATTCGCCTCAAGGCAGAGGGTGAGGCTGCGTTCAAGAAAGCGCTCTCTGACCTGAACGCACAGTTCAAGCTGGTTAAGTCCGAGCTGAACTTGGTTTCTTCCGAGTACGACCAGAACGACCGGTCCGCTGCTGCCGTAGCCGCACGCTCCGAGGCGCTGACCAAGCAGATCGAGGCGCAGAAGTCCAAGGTGGATCTGCTGCAAAAGGCGCTCGATTCCGCCGCGACCGCCTATGGCGAAAGCGACAAGCGTACCCTCTCCTACGCAACCCAGCTCAATAACGCCAAGGCTGAGCTGAACAACATGAACACCGCCCTGGAATCCAACCAGGGGGCTCTGGAAGAATCCGCGAACGATACGAAACAAACCGGGGATGCAAGTCAAGCGCTGGACGAGAAGCTCTCCACGCTCGACAGTTCCTTGAAAGTGCTGCGTTCCCAGCTAAATCTCGTGACCAGCGAATACGGTTCTGACACTAAGTCCGTCGAGGCGCTCTCCGCCAAACAAGCCGTCCTGAACCAGCAGGTAGACCTGCAAAAGCAGAAGATCACCACACTGCAGGCCGCGCTGATGCGCGCGACCGCCGAGTATGGCGAGGGATCCACCGAGGCGAACAAGTACCAGGCGGCTTTGTACGACGCACAGGCCACCCTCGGAAAGCTCGAGGGCGAGCTGAAGGACTGCGGCACTGCACTGGACAAAGCTTCCTCCGGCATGGACGGCGCGGAAGGCGAAGCCAAGGAACTGGACAAGGCGGTGGACGGCGCGGGCGACGCCGCGGAGCAGTCGGGCGAGAAGTACGGTCGATTTGCATCTGTCTTGGGCACGGTCGGCAAGGCCCTCGGTGCGGCTGTGGCCGCGGCCGGTACCGCCGCCGTCGCTCTCGCGAAATCCGTCGTGAGTGCCTATGCCGATTACGAACAGCTGGTTGGCGGTGTGGACACCCTCTTTAAGGATTCCAGCAAAGAACTGCAGTCCTATGCAGCCAACGCCTACAAGACCGCCGGGCTCTCCGCTAACGACTATATGGAAACGGTCACGTCGTTCTCGGCAAGCCTCATCCAGTCTCTTGGCGGCGACACGGAAAAGGCCGTCCAGTATGCCGATATGGCGATCACGGATATGTCGGACAACGCCAACAAAATGGGCACCGACATGTCCTCCATCCAGAACGCCTATCAGGGGTTCGCCAAGCAGAATTATACGATGCTTGACAACCTGAAGCTGGGGTACGGCGGCACCAAGGAAGAAATGCAGCGTCTGCTCAAGGACGCGGAGAAGATCTCCGGGGTCAAGTTCGATATCTCTTCTTACTCCGACGTCGTTCAGGCAATCCACGTCATGCAGGAAAGCATGGGTATTGCAGGAACGACGGCACTCGAGGCGGAGCACACCATCTCCGGCTCCATCGGATCGCTCAAGGCGGCGTTTTCCAACCTGGTTGTGGGTTTTGGAGATTCGCAGGCGGATATGAAGCAGCTGTGCGGCAACGTCGTGGACGCCTTCTCCGATGTGCTGACCAACATCACCCCGATCATCCAGAATATCGTGGAGGCGTTGCCGATCGCGATCGAAGCGATGATTCCCGTGATCAATCAACTGCTGCCAACCCTGGTCACCACCGTGGGCGATCTGTTTGAGCAGATCCTGAATATGCTGTTCTCGGTGCTGCCCTAGTTGATTCCCGTCGCGGTAGACGCGGTTA